GATAAATTTGTTTATGATGAGTAAATAAATTTTTAAATTTATTATTAGAATTTATAAATTCAATTATGTATTTAATTAATTTTTTATCTGAATAATCTAACATTATAATATATAAAATTAATTAATATATTATTTTAAATTTTATTAATTAATAAAATTTAAAATAAGATTATACTGAATACTAATTAGAATTGGTTATACTAGATATATCCTAGTTCAAAAATTATTGTTAATTTTAATTCTAAATTACAAAAGAAATCAAATCTGATAACAAAGTTATTTGAAGAATTAAATGATATCCCAAAAATATCATTATATCTAATTTTTATTCAAAAAATAACAGATATAGTTATACAATCAATTAATTATAGAATGTATAATGATATTAATACTTATTTTTTACACCTTTGCACATTTAAAACGCCGATTTTTTAAATATGTAAATTATAAATAATTTTTTGAAGAATTAATGAATAAAATTGATTTTAAATTTGAAGATATCACTAAAATAAATTATAAATTATCTTCAAATAAAGCAAAGAAATACTCAATAGATACATGTTCTTACAAGCCAACAAAAAATATAAATAAAAAACAATTAAAAATACGTGATATTAAATTAATGATGAATGATTATTAATTATCATTAATTATCATTATTTTATAAAAATTGAAAATAATATTAATTTAAAATAATATTATAATTAATAAATGAATATCCTATTATTAGTATTATTTATATTAATTAATAATATTTATAGTTATAAAATATTTAAAAATATTATTAAAAAAATTAATAAATTAAATTTAACAGATTATATATATAATGATACATTTCAAGAAATATATCAATATGAATATAATTATATATTATTTTAAAATTTTATTTATTATTTATATTTAAAAAATGCTATTATTTTATTAAAAATTATTTTTTAATTTGCATATAAATATTTAATAATTATATTATATATTAAAAAATTGATTATTATATATTTAAATAATATATAATAATATAGTATAAATGTTTTATTGTAAATATTGTTCTGATACATTACAAATAACAAAAAATACAAATTTATCTGTTGAAAATAAAATTAAACAAATTAATAATATTGATGAATTAATTAATATTGTATTAAATGATTCTGAAAATGATAATATAATTACTTCTGATTTTCAATATTCAATTTTATGGCCTGAATCAAATATTACTGATTTTAATTATGATAATATTAAAACAGATAAAGAAGAATTAAAACAAAAATTAATAAATAAATATAAAAAAATAGTTAAATTACAAAAAAATATTAGTAAATTTTATTTAGCATGTAGTAATTGTGAAACGACATATTTTTTAGAACCAGAAACAATTATATATTCTATGAATTTTGAAAAAAGTGCATTAAACATTGATGAAAATGCATTAATTAGAAATCAAGATCCATTATTACCAAGAACTAAAGATTTTATTTGTCCAAATATAAAATGTATAAATAATATAAAAAAAAATGATAAAAAAGTTATGATTGAAAAAGAAGCAGTTATATATAGAATGAATAAAGAATATAATATTAAATATATATGTTGTCAATGTAATTCACAATGGGGAACATAATTTATAAATAAAAAAATATATTATTATAATTTAAAATTTTATCGTATATATATGTATATATATATGAATAAAATTTTAACATTAAATAATTGTAATAATATAAATAGTTTAGGTGAAAATTTATTTATAACAAAAATAAATGACAAATGTATATTACAAATTAATAATGATTCATTATTAAATACAATTAATTTAGAAATTGATTCATTTTTTGTAACATATTTATTAGATAATATTTATATAATTAATAAAGATGATAAATTTATAAAAGTTTTAAATATTAAAGATATTTTTAATATAATAATAATAAATCTTGAAGAAATACCATTATTAATAACATCTGATGATACTTATGTATGGGTTTTAACATTAGATAATAAAATAATTCAAATATTAAATAATAATATAATAAATACAATTGAACTTGATTATCAACCTACAAAAATGATTTCTACGGGTATAAATTTATTATTATTAGAATCAAATAATATAAGAATGATAAATATATATAATTTACATAAATGTATAAAAGATGAAATTAAAAACCCAATAGAAATTATATATGATAAAAACTATATTTGGATTATAAATAGTAATAGTATATTACAATTAGATAAATATAATGCTAATTTAATTAGAAATATTGAATGTGATTATATACCTATTAAAATATTATCAAATAATAATTATATATATATATTATCATCACAAAATATTGAACAGATAGAAATAAATAATTTAGATCAAAGAATTATTTATGAAACAATTGAAAATATATTAGATTTTTGTTCATTTGAAAATTATATATATGTATTATCTGAAATTGGATTATATAAAATTATAAATTATAATATAATAGATAGAGATTATTCTTTTAAAACTTTATTAGATAGAGATTATAGTAATTATAATTTTATTAATTGTAATTTTTCAAATACAGATATATCTAATTGTATATTTATGAATTCTGAAATAATAGATAGTAATTTTTCAGATATAAAAATGACAAATTGTATATTTTCAGATATAAAAATGAAGATAAATTTAAATAATAGTATATTAATTAATTGTAAAATAATGAATTGTGATTTATCATCATCAGATTTAACGAATAGTTCAATAATAAATTGTGATTTATCATTATCAAATTTAACAGATTGTATTTTAAAAAATTTAAAATCAGATAATATTATTAATATTAAAAAATTACCATTAGAATATAAAGATATTAATAATATTATTTTTGGTCCAGATGTAAATTTATCAAATAATGAATTAATAGATTATAATTTAACAGATATTAATTTATGTAATGCTAATTTAGAAAATACAAAATTAATTAATTGTGATTTAACATCAACTAATTTAAATAATGCAAACTTAAAAGGTATTAATACTAATAATATAATATATCAAGTATTGCCAATTTTACCTGATAATTATATATTAAAATATAATTATATATTAGGTCCAAATATAAATATATCAAATATAAATTTATCAGATATAAATTTATATAATATAAATTTATCAGGATCAAATTTATCAGGATCAAATTTATCAGGGTCAAATTTATCAAATTGTAATTTAGAATCTACAATTTTAATAAATGCAAATTTAGAAAAATGTAATTTAAAAAATGTTAATTTATCAAATGCAAATATAGAAAACTGTAATTTAATTGATGCAAATTATACAAATATTATTACAAAAAATTTAATAGGTACACCTATAATAAATACAAATTATGTATGTAAAAATGGTTATATTATCGGTCCAAATGTAAATTTAATAGATGCATCATTAAATTCTTTAACATTATTAAATTTAAATTTAATAAATTCTAATTTAACAAATGCAGATTTTTCAGATACATATTTAATAAATTGTATATTTACTAATACAATTTTATCAAATACAAATTTATCAAAAGCAATATTAAATGGTGTTATTTCTGGAGGTATAACATATAATGAACCACCAATATTATCAGAAGTATGTAATATGTACAATGGTTATATAATTGGTCCATCATTAAATATGACAAATGGTAGTATAATAGATTTAGAAATTAATGAACAAAATTATAATGACATGCAAATGGTCAGTTTAAAAATAGAGAATTGTTCTCATATGAATTGTAATTTTGATAATGTTAATTTTAAAAATTCTAATATAATAAATTCTACATTTGAAAATTGCACATTAATAAATGTAAATTTTACAAATTTAAATAATTTAAATAATTAAATATGTCTAAATTTAATAAAATAATATATATTATTTTATTAAATGGCAGGAGGATTAATTCAATTAATTATTAAAGGACCACAAGATTTTTTTTTTATAAATAATCCAGAAATTTCTTTTTTTAAAAAAGTATATAAAAAACATACAGATTTTACAATTGATACTAAAGAAATTTTATCAAATTCAGAATCTTCTTTTGGAAATATATCATCGTTTAAAATTGAAAAATATGGTGATTTAATTTCAAATATTTCTTTACATATTATATTACCATCTTTAAATAATCAAATATTTTTTAAAAAAAATATTATTTGTACAAATGATATTGATATTGATTGTTTTTGTGAAAAATGTATAAAAAATCAATCAGATAATATATATGGTTGGACAAATTCTATTGGTAATGTATTAATAAAATCTGCACAATTAATTATTGATGATATAGTTATTGATACACAATATGGAGAATGGAATGAAATATGGTCAGATATGACATTTAATTTAGATAAAAAAAAAGGATATAATGAAATGATAGGAAAAAGTGATAATTTTAGTCCAAAAACATATTCGGATAAATTAGAATTAATAATTCCATTAAATTTTTATTTTTCAAAAAATATTGGACTAGCTTTACCAATTGTAGCTTTACATAATAATAATATTAATATTAATATTGAATGGAGAGATTTTAATGATTGTTGGATATGTAATCAGAATAATTCAAAACCATTAATTATTCCTAATTTTTTTAGTTCTTTATATATTGATTATATATTTTTAGAATTAGATGAAAGACAAAGATTTATTCAAGATAAACAATTATTTTTAATAGAACAAATACAATATACATCAGAATATTATACTAAAAATATATTAAATCCAAGTATTAAGTTAAATTTTAAAAATACTGTTAAGGAAATAATATGGATTATTCAAAGAACAGATATAAATAAAAGAACAAATGATGATGATTTAGATTTTTCATATGGGAATGATTGGTTTAATTTTTCATGTTTAAAATCAGGAAATTTAAAAACAGATACTTTTGAAAGTGCGTATTTATCATATAATGAACAAGAAATATCAAAACCATTTCCAGCAATATATTATAGATTATATCAACCATATCAATATCACAATATTATATCTCAAAATAATATATATATAAAATCATTTTCTCTTTATCCAGAAGAATATCAACCATCTGGATCTTGTAATATGTCAGCAATAGAAAATATAAAATTAAATATAAAAATGAATAGTTTAAATTCAATAGATTTTAATATTAAAGTATATGCTATATCTTATAATTTTATTTCAATAAATAATGGGAAGATTAAATTAATATTTATATAATAAATAATTTTATAATATATATATATATATAATGAAAGATAAATATATTAAATATAAAAAAAAATATCTTCAAAAAAAATATATTTTAATGGGTGGTAGTAGTATATGGTCTTATCCTGCATTACGACTATTTTCTCCAAGTTTAGCAAATAAATTATCAGAAAATACTGATATACTATTATCTTCAGAAAAAATAAAAGATACTATTGATTTAAGTAAAACATTATCTAGTAAAGTTATTCACAATATTACAAATTATATTTTTACTGATCAATTATACAAAGAATTTTTAGATATAGATAAAGAGTATCTTTTTCTATTAACAAGCAAAGATAAAGAAGAAATAAAAGAAATATATAAACAGGATGACAAAACAAAAATAGAAACACTAAAACAAAAATTAAAAAAAAAAATAAAAGAATATGAAAATTTAGGAGATAAAATTTTATTTTTTAAAAAATTACAAGATGATAAAATTGATTTAATTAATAAAATAAATGATGATGATATTAATATTGAAGATAAAATATCTTTATATGATGAGATTAAATCATTATTAACTTTAGAAGAAAAAGAAAATTTTAAATTATTAGAATTAATATGTAATCTTGAAAAATTTATAACTGATGAAAATGTATTAGAAAATATTAGAGCTGAAATTGAATCTTTAAACTTAGAAGAAATAGATACAGAATCTAAAAATAAATTTAATGATTATTTATTAGATGATTATGAAAAAACAAAATTAGATGATGAAAAAACAAAATTAGATAAAAACGCTGATGAAGATGAAGATAAACCTAATAAAATAAAATTAATATCACTAACATTAATGTTATCAGAAAAAGATAAAGAATTAAATAAAAAAATAAATAAATATATATATATAATTAATAAAAATGATGATATTAAAAAAAAATTATTAGAATATACAAAAAGTTATAAATTTAGTTTTACAGATTTAACAAAAAACATAACAAATGAAGATATACTTTTTATCTTATACTTTATTCTTATTAAAACAAAAATACATAATAAAAAAGAAAAAGATTATTATGAACAAATACTAGATTTTATTCCAGATCGTTTTACAGGAAAAATACAACCTGATGAATATTATTATGAATTATATAAAGAGTTTAATGATATAATTAAAGAAAATGCAGATATAAGAAAAATTGAATTTATTAAAAAAATTAATATTAATATAAAATATATTGAAAAAATTAAAAGTAGCGAAGATGGAACACAAACAATTTTGTTTAAATTACTAACAAACTATAATTTTGATGAAAATATAGAATCATTTTTAAATAATGATATATTAAAGGCTATTATTGATAATATTGAAAATAAAGATTTGGATATATATTTTGATCAAGCAATAAATGAAAAACAGAATATAGATTTAAAAATTTTTAAATTAAAACAAGATTATATTAAGTATAAATTATATTCAACAAATTATGATAATATAATGAAAATTATTAATAAATTATATAATACTAAAATTTATAACAATGATATATTATTATTTATTAATTATAATATATTATATTTTATATTAAAGGATAAATTAATACAATTTATAGTTACAATATTAAAAGATATTACAAAAGAAGAATTTTTATTATTTATAAATATTATTAATAAAACAATTAAAAAAATGAAAAACAATGAACTAAATTTAGATGAAATAAGAATTAGAGTAATTTTAGATGAGGAATTTACAAAAACATATGAATCTGTATCTGATAAAACTGTAAGACAATTTATAATAAATCATTATGATAATATACAAAAATCAAAAGATACATTAGATCTAGTAAATATATTTATAGATGATATTTGTAATATATTAAGAAATAATTTTAGTTTAATTAATAATATATTTTTGTTAATTTATAATTTTTTTGATACTGATGATAAAATGAAAACAATTAATGATTTTAAAAATTATTTTGATAATAAAACAGATTATTTACAAGATTTTGTTGAAGAAAATCCTATTGTAAATAATATTACAAATATTTTAATAATATTTAGTATTTATATTATTGATAATGAATATAATAAAGAATTATTTGAAAAATATATAATAGAACAAAAATCTAATTTAAATTTAAATTTTATAAATATAATTATAAATATTAATTCAAATTTTGATATAAGTACTTTTTTTAATATAATAAAAGAGATTTTTGGTAAATTATACATTAATAAAGGAAACTATATTAATATTATTAAGAATCTTCCATTTAATAGTATATCTAAAATTGGTATTTCAATTATTCCAAACTTTACATCTTCTCTTGGTTCTTGGCTATGTAAAGTAACTAAATGTAATGTTACTACAAATTCTAACATGGAGTGGATAGATTTGTTAATAAAATTAGCAATACAACATAAAGATGATGCTGAAATTCTAAAATATTCATTAAATTTTAGTAAATTTATTGGAGAATTTTTTGGAGAATATAGTGCAGAATTAACTTATAAATTTTTACCTGAAAAAGTTAAATCAGTTATTTCATGGTTTTCTAATAAAAGCGGTGGTGGTAATGGTGTTGTATTAGGATATTTTTTTAATACATATATAAAACAAGCAATAGATTATACATTAAATTTAATTGAATCTATTGATTATATTGATTATACATTTATAGTTTGTTATGTTTTTAAAATATTAGAAAAATATAAAATTTTTAATAAGCATAATCATAATAAAACATTTATATATACATATTTATTATTACAAGAAGATAAACAAATCGAATATGAAATAATTAAAAGTTTTACGGAATTTAGAGATCAAGTTCAAGAAAAAATAAATGAAAATAAAAAAAAATCTATTATACAAAAAACATATAATAGATTAATTTCAAATACTAATAATGATAAATATTATAATATAATAATTAGTATTTTAGAAAAGCATATAGATTCTATTAAAACTGATTTATTAAAATTTATAATACCATTATTAAATGCTGATAATGACTCTAATATTATAGTTATTATATATAAATTAAAAGATTTTATTATAAAAATAATACAAAGAATACAGTGTTTTTATATTAATTATTCTAATTTAGATACATCATTACAACAGTTAAATAATAAAATAGAGTATTGTAATCAAAAATGTGAACTATATTCTTTTAATTCTAATGAAATTGAATTAAATAAAATTAAACTTGTATTAGATTTATTAATAAAAATAATAGAAGATAATATTATATTATTTCAAATACTAGTTAAAATAATATCTAAATCTACATTTTTAAAAAAGAATGATAATAAATATATAATTGATATTAATGAGATAATAAATATATTTTATGATATAAACAATTTTAATGAATATAAAGATAATAATGATGAATATAAAATATTACAATCTATTAATAATATAATTAGAATAATAAAAGATATATTAAATATAAATGAGTTTTTATCAATTGAAATATCTAAATATACATATATAGGAATAGATGCTGTTTTTCAATTTATTAATAAACAAGAAAAACAAAAATTATTCAAATATATTGAAATATTAAAAAAAGATATTGTTGATATTAAAAATTATAGTGATATTAATAAAAATATAATTAGTTTTAATTTTAAAGTATTAAAATTATTATTTAGTAATATTACAAATATACCAAGTATATTATATAAATTTATTTTTTAAATATATTTAAAAAATATATGATATTTAATCTTAATGGGGAAAAAATCAAAAACTCTTATAACAAATAGTACAAACACTGATATTAATAAAGAAATTATTGTAAAAGAAATAAGAAATGGAACACAACCATTTGTTTCGGTTATATGTCCAACATATAATAGGAGATTTTTTTTACCAAATTTAATTTATCAATTTAATTATCAAACATATTCACAAAATCATATGGAATTAATTATATTAGATGATTCGCCAGAATCTAATGCAGATTTAATACCAAAACAATCTAATATTAAATACACTTATTTACCTGAAAAATTAATTTTAGGAAGAAAAAGAAATTTATTAAATTCTATGGCAACTGGTGATATAATAGTATGTTTTGATGATGATGATTATTATTCACCAGAAAGAGTTTCACATGCAGTTCATAAATTAATTACAGCCAAAGTATTGATAGCAGCATCATCAAAAATACATATATATTATTCAGATATAGATAAAATATATGAATTTGGACCATATGCACCATATCATGGAACAAATGGGACAATGGCATATAGAAAAGAATATTTATTAAATCATGGATATTTGGATGATAAAACACAGGCAGAAGAAGCACATTTTACAAATAATTTTTCAGAACCACTTGTCCAATTAGAACCACATAAAGTTATGTTATGTATTGCCCATGGAAAAAATACGGTTGAAAAGACACAATTTAAAAAACAAGGTAAAGAAACAGGATTTAAATTACATAAATTTTTTAAAATAAATAATAAAGAAATGATAGAAAGAATTAAAAATTATCAACATAATTAATTTTTTTTTATATTATATATATATATATATAAATGTCAAAATATTCTTTTATCGATATTGGAAAATCTGATTTAAACAAACAATGTTTTTGTATAGATGTAAATACATCTAAAGTTCCTTTTAATTATGATTTAAAAGATGATAATCAATCATTTTTATTAAATCCCCATAGTCCAAGTGATATTGATATTAAATCAAATACACCATCAAATATAGATAATAATTTATTATTATCTAATACAATTGAAGATGAAAATAAAAATATATATGATTATAAAAATTTATCAAATATAAATATAAATAATAATAAAGATATTAATTCTGAATTTACAAATATAAATAATGTTATACAAAATGATGAAACAAAAACACTTATTGAAAAATTAAAAGAATTAGAAAATAGAAATACAATATTAAATAATAAACTAATGGCAGCAAATGATAAATCAACATTTAAATCAAATAATACACCATCAGATATAAATTTAGATAATTTATCATTAAAAACAAATAAAATGTATCATGATGTTAATAGTGGTTTTAGTATACATGAAAATTTTTCAGATAAAGATAAAGAAATGCATAAAATGTCATGTAGTGATATATGTTCAATAAATAATACAAATAAGATTTTTAATGAGAATTTTTATATATTTTTAATTATTGTAATATTATTAATATTTGCATATTTTACATCAAGAAAATCAGTTTAAATATTTTTTAATATTATTGACATTATAAATTCTAAAATTTTTGATTTGATCTTTAAGATATTTTTTTATATTTTTATTATTAATATTTTTAAAAATATTATTAATATATAATAATTTTTTTTCAATATCAATAAAAAAATCTATTAATTCAGTTTTTCTATTTAATAGTAAAATATAATTTAATTGTTTATTATAAGTAATAGAAATTATTCTAAATAATTTAAAATGTTCTTTTATATTATTTGAATAATTATTTGAATCAAATTCTAAATTAATAAAAAAATTTTCTAATTCTAAAGAATATATATTATTATCTATTTCTGACATAATTTATATAAATATAATTTATATATAAATTATATTTATAATAAAAAAATAATTATATATTAAATTTAAAAACTATTATCTCTTAATAGTAAAATTTATTATCTCTTAGAATAGTTTGCAATTCTGATAATAATTCTGGATTTAATATACTTTCAGCAGCTCTATAGTATAATAGTCCAATATCTTTTTCATTTGATAATATTTTATCTATTATTTCTTCTAATTCGTCAGAAATTAGACGAATTTCTGACATAATATTAGAAGGAATATCTATCTCGACTTCGCCAGATATTTTTTCATCTTTACTAGCTCTCATTCGTCTAATAGAATCAATATATTCTTTGCATTCATCATATCGATTCGCAATAAATTCTCGAAGTCTGGGATCTTTTGAAATACTATATATTTTTCCATTCGAAAGCATCTCCTCAATAGTCTCACCCTTATGATTAATACTATTTAAATCAGCACCTTTAGATATTAGGATTTGTATACATCTTTTAGAACCATTCCATGTAGCTTGTTGTAAAGGCGTATATTTATCACAAATAGATTCAATTAATTGTGAAATATTATTATGTGAATTAGAATCTGGAAAATATTTTTCCCAAAGTTCAATAATTGTTTCAATAATAATATTTCTATCATTCTTTAAAGCCTGATTGAACAAAAAAATAAAAAATTCTTTTTTCTTTCGAGACACAAGTTTAGGATTTCCATATACTTGTCTTAATTTGTTTTTAACTAATTCATTATTCACTTTTTTATCAGAATTATTTGGAATTATTTCTCTACAATCATTTTTTTCAGATTGTGATAAAAAGATGTCACCTTTTTCTAATTTTCTTCGTCCTTGCTTTGATTCTAATGATGGTTTTGATTCCATACTATTATTAGGATGTATGATTCCTGGCGGTTTCATATTAGTATTTGATTCTTTCGAATCTAAAAAAGATAATTCGGTAGCAGAAGCTGAAATAGTTTGTTTTCTTGTTGATTCTTTCGAATCTAAAAAAGATAATTCGGTAGCAGAAGCTGAAATAGTTTGTTTTCTTGTTGATTCTTTCGAATCTAAAAAAGATAATTCGGTAGCAGAAGCTGAAATATAATTTAGATAAATATTACATTATTAATAATAATTATTAATAATATAGGATATTTATCATATTAGATTATTATTAGTGATAATGATATTAAAAAAAAAATTCAATTTTTTTTTATATAATTGGTATTTTATTATTTAAGTTTAAAAATATATATTTAATATAATATTAATATTATATTAAATATGTCAGAACATTATATAGACAATATTAATAAAAATATAATAGAATCAGATCTTAAATTATCTAAAATATCTGATAATTCAGATAATTCAGATAATTCAGATGATTCTGATAATTCAGATAATTCAGATGATTCTGATAATTCAGATGATTCTGATAATTCAGATGATTATGAAACATTATCAGAATCATCAGAATGTGTTGATAAAACAAAAGGATATGATTATATTGGTGTAATATTAAATAATAAATATATCATAATTGAAAAAATTGGTTATGGTACATTTTCAACAGTATGGTTAGGATATTTATTAAATGAAAAAAAATTTTATGCAATAAAAATTCAACATCCAGAAGATTATGATGATGGATTAAAAGAAGCTAAAAATTTAGAATTAATTAAAAAATTAAAATGTGTAAATACAATTTATATATACGAATGGTTTAAATATCAATTAAAAGATAAAAAAAATCCATCGATCTGTATGGTTTTTGATTTATTAGCAGGTTCAACATATCAATTTATTAAAAAAGGTATATATGAAGATGGTTTAAATGAAAAAGTAGTTGCACAAATAATTAAACAGATTGCTCAAAGTTTAAAATCAATAAAATTAAGAATAAAAGCATGTCATACAGATATAAAACCAGAAAATATTTTAATAAAGGGTATTAATGATAAAATACAAAAATTTATAGATAAATTTTTAGAAGAAGATTTTGATAATCAATATAATTTATTATTAAGAGAAAATGATAAATTAATAAATGACAAATGTATACAATTAATAACAGATATTAATAAAAAAATTAATAAATATATTGAAGATAATTTTAATTTTGATGAAAAATTAAAAGAGATTGATTCTAATTTAAATGTTGTATTAGCAGATTTTGGAACTTTAAAATATTTTAATCGTATAAAATATGATGATGATATTCAAACAAGATATTATCGTGCTCCTGAAAATATTTTAATGTGTAAATATGATTATAAAGTAGATATTTGGTCATTAGCTTGTAGTGCATATGAGTTATTAACGGGAGAAATATTATTTGATCCAGATAAAGATAAAAATTTTTCAACAGATTTCCATCATATATATTGGATAATTCAAATAATTGGAAAATTTCCAAATAGTATTATAGAGAAATCAAAAAATGCAAATGAATTTTTTCGTTTAAATGGTAAATTTAAAGAGAAAAATCCAGAACCTTATACTTTAAAAGAGATTTTTAATGATAAACATAAAAATATTTCTAATAAAATGATTAATTTATTAACTAATATGTTAATAATAGAACCAGATAAAAGATATGATTATGATGATATTATTCATTATATAAATATAAATTATAAATAAATTTATTAATATATTTATGAAATCAAATTATGTCTAAAAATAAAAATTGAATAAAATTATTATTTAATATAATAGTCATATTATATTAAATAATGGATTCTGTAATAAATATAATTCAAAATGAACCTTGTGATATAACTTATATTGGAATTGGTTCTGCATCAATTAGAGAATTTTGTCAAGAAAATATGCAACAATTTCCTCCTTTTTTACAAGAAATATTTACAAATAATAATAAAACGATACGATTAATTAATATTGATATTAAATTTGAAACTGATTTATTATTACCTCAATTTATAGAATTAGATGAAATATCTACAAATAATGATATAATTAAAAGATATCAAACAACTAATTTAGATTGTATTTATATTCAAGATACAATTACTGAAGATTATAATTTTTTTGATACAATAAATAAAATAATTATGGATAATGATAAAATATTAATAGTTGGAAATTATACTGGTATTTCAAATTCTATAATGGAAAAATATTTTGAAAATTTATATTTAAATACAATATATGAATATAAATATTTAAATAAAATAACATATAATTTTATGTCAGATTTATATGGTGGATGTATGGTTAATATGGTTGAAAATTTTCCATTAATAAATTTAAATTCTATGCAATTAATTAAAATATCTACTATAAATGAAAATAATTTTATAGATTTATATTATTGTTATTCTGATATTGAACATTTTATATCTAAATTTAAAATATGCATTTATTCTTTAATTAATAAATTTATAACAATTGATTTGTGTATATATCGAAATTATAAAAATAAATTAATAACAGATTATGTAATTAGTATTTTATCAAAATCAATTTTTAAAGATATATATATATCTAATATATATGATAATAATATATTTAATATTATTCATTATAAAACAATAAAATTTTTTAATGATATTAATATCATTTTGTCAATACTATTTCCAAATAATGAAATTATTTTACAAATAAAAAAACATATTGATAATTTTAATAATGATGATATATATCAATGGAGTCAAAAATTTAATAATTTTATTATTCTAATAAAATAAATTAAATTTAATATACTTAATGTATATTATAATGGAGGAAATTTCATATTCTTTGTATTAATAAACTTTGGATATGAAGCATTTGGTTTAAATTCAGGTTGATATTGTGAATTTGCTTGTGAATTATTAGTTTTATTATTAAATGTATTGAAACTAAAATAGTTTGACGAAGACGTTGACTGTCTTTGGTCTAAAAAAGAAAATATTACTTTTACTGATGGTGAATAATATGGTGAATTATATATTGTCTTGATTATATACTGTGTCATAGTATATTATATATAGCAAGACAATATATAATTTATAATGGATATAATATAAATTTATATTTTCAATTTTTTTAAAAATCTAAAATTATAAAATTTAATTATAATACACAATATAATTGAGCTCAAAATTAAGGATTTAATATTAAAGCATAAAAATAAAAATTCTATTATTTTCATTAGTTATATTTAATTATGCTCTTATATATTAAATAAAAATTGAAAAATATTATATATTAATATATTATTGTATTAATATTAATGGATAAATTAGTTTCAATACCTATATTTAATAATAGAGAAATTTATATTTATCGTATTTTTGTATTTAAAACATATTATGATAATAATTATGAAATATTTAATTTTAAAAATATAAGAGAACATATGATATATGTTAGAAATATTAAAAAAAAATATGGTGGATATGAAATGAATAAAGTTAAAGAATTATATAGAAAAGAAATTAAAATATTTAATACTATTCCAAATGCAAATGATAATTCTTCAGATAATCAAATAATTAAAAAATTAAATAGTTTATATAAAATATATAGTTTATGTGGAAAAACAATTCAATTATTAAATGATAATGCACCTCAATTACTTGTAATTCAATATAAAAAAATTAAAGAATTATTATTAGAAATTGATAATATAACAATAAATGATAATATTATAAAATGTATAAATAAAACTAAAAAAATTTTATTAGATTCAAAAAATAAAATAGATTTATTTTTGTTAAATAATATTGATCATTTATTAAAATTAGAAGGTGAAATTATTTATAAAATTTTTATTAAATATGAAAATGACATATCTCATAAAATTATAGATATTGTTAATAAAATTAATAATAATTTATGGATAGATTATATAGTTATAGACTTGATTAATTCATTAATTATTAAATATTGTTTAAATATTGATCAAATTAAATATAAAGATCCAAATGAATTATATAAAGAAATACAAACATTACCTACAAATATTACCTCTATTATAAAATCAGATAATAAGATTCATTTATTTATCACATAGATATTTAATCATATATGAACCTTCTAATTTATAATTACATTTATTTTTATAATATTCTCTTGCCCCAATTCCAGAAATAATTGCACATTTTTTTAATTTATGAATTAAAATAATTTCTTCAGCAACTTTTATTAATTTTTGTCCAATTCCTTTATGTTGAGAAGATTTCTTATTCTGTTCACCAACACTTGTTGAATTTCCATATATATGCACTTCTCTTATTAATCCTGCATTTTTAATCTCTGGGATAATATCTAAACCTGCATTATTATCTATTCTTAATCTTAGAAATCCAAATAATCCATCATATAATTCTAAATTACCAGAATAATAAATTTTTTTATTAAATAATAAATTTATATAATATTGTAAACAATATATTATATAACTCCATGTCCAATAATATTTTTCTAATTCATATGTTATATGATATTCTAATCCATCAGATGCTTTATAACTTCTAACTACTATTTTACCATTATTAATTAAATTAACACGATCTTTAATCTCCATACATCGAATACATTTACATCTTAAACCTTTTTTTTTCATTTGTTCATGAATAACTTGACGTAAATTTGTTATTTTATTATATCCAGTTTCAATAGATTTTGTTGGTATATCTCTAACTAATCTTTGAATTCTAATCCATGGATTAATTTTTGTTTTTACTTCTATACATACATCTATTAAATCTTGGACATTTGTTTCTGCATAAGGTATATAAGTTTTTTCATTATACCACTCTGCAATATCACTTTTAATAATTAAATCATCTGATGCACTTTTAATAACAGCACATGGATATATTTTCCAATCATCTGTTTGCATATCAGGATCAGATAATAATTTTAAAAACATTTCTCTATCTCTATCTGGAGATGAATTTGGTAAATCTGGCATCCAATGTGTAACAATTTTTAGACCAATATTTTTTAACATTTTAATTGCTCTGATCATATTTTTATTAGTACACCCTCTATTTATTTTTAATAAAATATCATCATGAGTACTTTGACCTCCTAATTGAACACGTGTAATTCCATATGATAGATATTCTAATAAAGTTTTTTTAGTAATATAATCTGGTCGTGTTTCAATTGTTAAACCAATAATTCCAAAAACAGATGTTTCATTTATTTTTATTTCTTCAGATATAGATAACATTGGTCTTTTATCTGTATCATATAAAGTATTAAATGCATAATACATTTCATTAATAACTTGATCACGATATTCTTTTGGCATAACATCCCATGTTCCACCAGATAATATTACTTCTATTTTTTTTTTATTTTTATCTTTTTTTATATTACCTGTGTAAATATATGATTTAATTCTGTCCATAATTTGATCTTCAATATTAAAATTATGTCTTGATGCTCTTAACATAGCAGGTTCAGTAGATATATAAGATTTAGGTTGTGTAGGAATACCTTGTAAATTTGTTTCGGTAGGACAGTAAGAACATTTTTCTGGACAAGAAAATTTAATGTTATCACCAGGTTTAGTAACAATAGTTACGACAATAACACCAGAATCAGAACGCATAATTTTTTTAGTTATCCATCTTTGAAATATAATATTAAGTTTTATATTATTAAAATATATATTATAAATTTTTTTAATTTGATGTTTAGAAGGTATAATTTTATATTTTTTTTTTAATAAGAAAAATCCATCATTAATATCACTTGATGATGGATTTTGTATTAAAAGACCATAATTATTAATAAAATCATTAACAAATGGTTTTAATTCATCATTTGTATAATTATTGTGAATAATATCTTCTATATCCATTTTAAATAATTATAATATTAGTATTATAAATAAATTATTTTATCAATTTTTAATGATTACATTAATTATTTAAAATATAGATGTCTAGTAAATAATAATAATAATAATAATAATAATAATAATAATAATAATAATAATATTAATATTATTTGTACTACATATAATATTATTATTATTATAAGAAATTTAGCATTTAGTTTTATAGCAAAAAAACATTTAATTAATAAATTAGGAATTGATTTATATAGTGGAAATAAAATATATAATTCTACACAAGAATTAAATGATAATAATTATTTTGATGTTTTAAATACTGATAATTTAATGTTTAATTTAGATCCAAATCATACTCATTTTCAAACAAAAGAAATAATAATTTTACTATATAAATATTTAAATATTTAAATTATAAAATTAAATATTATTCAAAATAATCCATTTAAAGAACTTATTTATTCATGTTAGATTAAATCCCAGAATTACATATTATCTAAATAGTATTAAAATTATTAATTTTGATAATTTATATATATCAACAGATGATAAACATCATGCTATTATTAAACAAATGTTTGAATTATATCGATCTGCAAAATTAATTGAATATGATGAAATTCAAACATTTCAATTTTACAGTACATGTAAAAATGTTTTATTATCTCATGGTTCGTTTTCTGCAATAATTGGCTAGTCTTTTTTTTCTAATATATATTATCCTGAATTTGAATCAGATAAAATATGATATGGAGATATGTTTTCTATTGATAATTGGATTAAAATGAATGTTAAATAAAATAATATTATTTAAATTTATTTTTATTTAATTATCTTAATAAATTGAATAAAAATTATCTTGATTAATTTAATATATATTTATGGAAAAATATACATTTCCATTTAATACATGTGAAAAACCAACAAATAGTATTGTTGCATAACCATATTCAGCATTTTTAAATGTTATTAGTTGTATTATTATTATTTATTTTTTAACTAAAACTAAATCAACATCGTCTACTATATTATTATTATCTATACTATTATTTGAATTATTTCATACATTTTCACATACAGTACATATAAATGGTAATAGTCAAATTATAATAACTCATTTATTAGCATATTTAGTTAATATATGTTATTTTTTTGCACTTTATAATTATAGTAAAATTATACCTAATAAAATATTTTTGATTTTTTTATTTATTATAATATTATTTGATATATATGCTTTTCATAATTTACCATTTATATTTTATTTATCAAGTCAATTCTTAATATTTATTAGTTTATTTTTATATTACTATCAATATTTTTCATTGGAAATAAAAAGTAGAATACCATTAATTTTTTTACTAACTATTATTATTTTATTATTATTTATAAATGAAAGTTATAATTGTAAACAAATGTTAGAAAAATATCCATCTATTCCTTTTCATATATTTATTGAAATTACTGCTATTTTTATAGTTTATAATATAAGTAAAATATTTACTGAATTTTAATTTTTATTATATATAATAAAAATTAAATATATATTTAATAAAAAATTGATAGGAGGAATGAATAAAATAATTAATGTAAAACGATTCTCTAGTGATTTACAAAAGATATTAAGTGATAAATATCAAGATGATTTTAATCCTGACTTTGATTTAAAAATTATATTATCAGAAATATTAACAAAGTTTGATTATTTTGATAGGATTAAAACTGTATATGAAATAATTAATGTAGCAGACAAAATTTTAAATATATTATATATAATATATAATAGATAATAGATAATAATAAACAATTATTAGCAGACAATAATTGTTTATTATTAATAGATTATATTATAGACCCAGAATATATATTTTATTCTATTTAATTATTCTTATTATTTAAATAGAATAACATATATATTATATAAATTTTTAATAAAAAATAAATTATATGATCAAATATATAAATTTTGTTTAAGTGAATATGAAATGAATATTAAAATTAATTATTATAAATATAGAAATTAAAAAATTAATAGAATGTGGTTTATTTCCTATTAAAATAATTTCACATTTAATAGTTATAATAATTAAACTAATTTTAATTATTATAAAAAAATAAATATTCTTTCCCTATAATATATGTTGCAACAAAAATATTATTATTATAAAAATAAATATATTTCTAATAAAAAAAAATTTGGAGGAGCACAAAATATTGAAAATATTTGTGAGAATATTACGCAAGAATTAAATTCAAAATTAGGTGATCAAAATGATTATAATATATTATTAAAAATACTTATAGATATTAATAAAAATAAAAACTATGAAATTAATAATTTAAATGATATTATTACAAATCCAATATTAATTATGAATATATTATATATAATATACATATATCCTAAAAAAAAAGAGATTCAAGAGTCAGAATATTATTTAAATTTAATAAATTATATAATTAATCCAGAAATAATTAAATTTGATTATTATACTTATATACCTTATAATACTTTAATATTGTATAAAATATTATTAGAATATAAATTATATGAACAAATAATTAAATATGATATAAATGACTATCAGATGGAAATTAAAATTGATTATTATGAATATTTATTTAAAATAAAAAATTTTGAACCAACTGATATTAGTAAATTAATAGATTATAATTTATTATCTATTAATAATTTAGTATTATTTAATTTGTTTAGTCAAAAAATTATAGATATAGATAATAATATTTTTGTACATTTGATAAATGATCCAACAATTAATATAGATAATAAAAATTTAATTTTTTTATCAAAATTTTTATGTCTTAATAATTTTACATTTCTAGATGAAAATAATATATCAAGTTTATTAGATTTAACAAAATTAATTATTAATTTAGAATTTAATTCAATATTATTAAAAACATTATTAAAAAAAAATATACATCTAAATTATCTAATTGGAAAGGGATTTATAATTAATCATAATATTATTTTAAAATATATTGTAAATCATAATTTTAATAATTTAATTGAATATATAAATATTCATAATATTGATTTAATAAATGATATAATTGAAGATGAAATAGAGTTACCAGAAAAAAAATTTGATATAAATATATGTTCGCCAGAAAATATTTTATATCATGGTTCTTTTCATAAAGTAAATAATTTTAAATTAAATACTCCATGTTTTTATTCTATGGATATTTTGCAATCTTTAGGACATTTATTAATTCAGTCACAATCTATGTCAATATATTTGCAAAAAAAATTTCGTTTTAAATCTGAACAATTAAAAATGATATTATCTTATTATCCACTAATTTATAAATATACTTCAGTTCAAAATATTAAATTATTACGATTAGATAATACATGGGATGATGATTTTAAATATATTTATAGACCAAATATATTATATAAATATTTAATAGAACTAGAAAATAAAATTGAGATTATTAATACATTTTGTGATAATAAATATTTGTTCAAACATGAAAATATTCGTAATTATAAATCATATATACAAAGTTTTTTAATTTTAGATTCAATTTTATCTAGAGAAGTAATTGATATAATTGTAAATAAAATAATCTATAATATATTAAAATATTATACAGAAATTTGTGTAGAACGTTGTTTTAGAGGTTATATAGATACTCCTGGTTATTATTTATTACAATCTATAAGATATAATGATTATTTTAATGAAATCGGTATTAAAGAGATATCTGATGAAATTATTGGTCTATATGTCCCAAATGATCAAGACGAAATTATATTATTTAATAATGACCAATTAAATATAAATGATATAATATATGTTGTCCCATTTTCTTTAGAAGATAAAGATGATACAATTATTAAAGACTATATTAAAAATTATATTATTTTTGCCACAAATTTAAAAAATAGTTTAGAAAACTCATATGAAATATTTGCCAGACATTTTATTAAATTGGCAGGGAAAATAAATATAGATGATACTCGCTTAACTGTATATAATTCTTGGTATTTTGATCATAATGGTAGTTATTGTAAAAATTTTGATGCTTATACACATGAAATGACAGAATGTCCAAAAGATGAAAAAGGTAATGATTTAAAAATTATTAATTATATTGATGATAATATGTATCAATATTATATGAATAATACACAAAATCAATCAGAACATAAAATAAAAAATTCAAAAATATCTATATATAATTTAGAAGATATAGATAAATTAAGAATATATATTGAATTTTTAAATACAAGAGCTGTTGAAAGTGTATTACAATTATTCAATAATCCATAATGTTATTTTTTTTGGTGAATATATATTATTTAATTGCACTTTATAATTATACTAAAATCATGTTTAATAAATTAAAAATAACTTTTATTTTTAAATCAAAGTTATAATTGTAAAAATGTTAGATAAATATACATTTCATATATTTATCTAACATTTATAGTTTATAATATATTATATTACATTATATTATATATAATATATTATATGAATTTACAAAAATATTTTTATTATAAAAATAAATATATTTTTAATAAAAAATTAATAGGAGGAATGGATAAAATAAGTAAAGTAGAACTATTCTCTAGTAATTTACAAAAAATATTAAGCGATAAATATCCAGATGAATATAATCCTGACTTTGATTTAAAAATTATATTATCACAAATATTAACAAAGTTTGATTATTTTGATCGGATTAAAACTGTTTATGAAATAATTAATGTAGCAGAAAAAATTTTAAATATATTATATATCATAGATAATAATAAAGAATTATTAACAGACAATAATTGTTTATTATTAATAGATTATATTATAGACCCAGAATATATTAAATTTAATTATTCTTGTTCTATAAATAGAATAACATATATATTATATGAATTTTTAATAAAAAATAAATTATATGATCAAATATATAAATTTTGTTTAAGTGAATATGAAATGAATATTAAAATTAATTATTATAAATATATTTTTACAATTACAATTACAGATATAGAAATTGAAAAATTAATAGAATGTGGTTTATTTCCTATTAAAAATGATATATTATCTGAATTATTTAAAGATATAGATATAAATATAAATGATGATATGTTTATATATTTTATAACTAATCATAATATAAATCAAAAAAATAAAGATCTTATTTTTTTATCAAAATTTTTATCTCTTGAAAATTTTAGAATTATAGAAGACTATATTTCATTAATTGATATTAATAATTTAAATATTGAACCAAATATATTAAAAAATTTATTTAATAATAAATTACATATTGATTATCTAATTGAAAAAGGATTAAATATAAATAATAATATTATTTTAATATATATAACTAAATATGATTGTAAAAAATTATTTAATTATTTAGATATTGATAATATAAATAATATTGATGATCTTATTATTGAAGAAGATATTATTACTGAAACAAAAACATTTAATATAGATACATTAAATACTGAAATTATTTTATATCATGGATCATTTAATAAAATAAATGATTTCAATATTAATACTCCATGCTTTTTTTCAAAAGATATTTTACAATCTTTAGGTCATATATTAATTCATTCACAAGTGGCTTCATTATTTAAACAAAGTGGTAGAGTTTATAAAAATAAAAAAATATTAGATTATTATCCTTTAATTTATAAATATAAAATAAAGGATGATAGTAAAGTGTTAATATTAGATAAAACATGGGATGATGATTTTAAATATATTTTTAGACCTAATATTTTATATAAATATTTAATAACAAATGAAAATATAATTGAAATTATTAATACGTTTTGTAATAATGAAAATATATCTAAACAATTTAAGGCTTATAATGATCTTATTAAATATTATTCAAGTATTGAAAATTTAGATTTAGATCCAGAATTAGAAATTTCTAAAATTAAAATAATAAAAGATATCATAATTAAAAAAATAATATATAATATATTAAAAATTTATTCAGAATTATGTACTTCAAATTGTTTTAGAAGTTTTATAAATATTCCTGGATATTATTTATTAACATGTATATCATATAATGATTATTTTAATGAAATTGGTGTAAAAGATAGTTGTGATGAAATTATTGGATTATATATTCCAAATGATCAAGATGAAATAATATTATTTAATAATGAAATTTTACAAATAAATGATATAATATATATTATTCCATTTTCATTATTAAATAATTATACTGATAATTATGATGATATTAAAATGTATATAAGTAAATATATTGAACTTGCTAATAATTTAATAATAACAGATATTGATAATGAAACATATATTGAAAAATTTGAATTATTTGAAAATCATATTATCAAATTAGGAGGAAAAATATTCATAAATGATGGTGAATTATTAAATTTAGCAAATTCATGGTATTTTGATTATTTTGCAACTTATTGTACAAATTTTAATTCAAGAACACATGAATTAACAGATTGTCCTAAAGATGAAGATGGAAATGAATTAATTGATCATAAATTTTTACAATATACAGACTATAATTTATATAAATATTATATAAATCCTAGACAAGAACAAAAAAAATTAACCACTGTTCATAAAATCAAAAATTCAAAACAATCTATATATAATATAAGCGATAAAGATCAATTAGATAAATATATAGAATTATTAGAAACAATATCAATTGATAGTAAATTACATTTATTTAGAATTGAATAAATTACAACAAAATTATTAAAATAATTCTATATTTTTTATTATATTTTTTTATATAATTATATAAAAATTTATAAATATATCCTATTAAAAAAAAATGTATAAAAAAATATAATATATATAATATTATATGACAAATCAAATTATAGTTTCTGTTAATAATATTTTAAAAAATGATTATATTCGTGTTTTTATTATGATTATAACAGGTGTTTTTGCAGGTTATACTTTACAACCTGTACCTGCATGGTTAAATAAATTATTTGATACATCAAATATTTTAAAATTTCTAGTTCTATTTTTAGGTGGATGTGTTGCATCTTATCCTTTAACAAATCAAAGTATAATAATGGTAGCAATATGTTCATTAGTTATATTAGCTATATTTTATGGCTTTAGAACAATATAATTTTTAGTGCGACTAAAAATTATATTTAAATATATATATTTATATTATTATAATATGAAAATAACAAAAGTTTTTACCGATGGTTCTACATTAAATAATCAAAAAAGTAAAAAAGCTCAATCTTTTGGAGGTTATGGAGGTTATATATTATATTCAAATGGTGAAGATCAACAATTTACCGAACCTTTAGAAGGAGATAAAATAACTAATCAAGTTGCAGAATTAACTGCATATAAACATGCTTTGAATGTTATTAAAGAAAAAAATCTTAGAGATTTTATATATATATATACAGATTCAATGTATTTAATTAATATATATACAAAATGGTTAAAACAATGGGAAGCTAATAATTGGAAAAAAATGGATGGAAAAGAAATTGAAAATTTAAATTTAATTAAAGAAATTCATGATCTAATTTTAGATTGTAAATTAAAAATATTTTATAAACATGTTAAAGCTCATAGAGAAAAACCCAGTGATGAAAAATCAGATGAATATTTAATATGGTTTGGAAATAATAAAGCAGATGAATTAGCAACATATTCTGCTAATATTGTTAAAGAAAAATATTTAGAAAATAAAAAAAAATAATATTTATTATTTTCAATAAATTTTATATTATAATAAAATAAATTTAATGAACATATGATTCACCTAAACAAAAAGTATTTTCTATATCTTCAATCTTTTTAAAATCTGAAATAAATACATCTAAATCATCTACTTCTTCAAAATCAAAATCTTCATAAAAAACAGTTCCAATAATATTTTTAATAGGTTCATTTGTATTTACAATCCATAATGAATCATATTCATATCTTTTTTGCTCATCATGATTATTCCACGATTTAACATTTCGCCAACATCTAAAACAGATCATAAAATATTTTCTATAGTCATCAAAGTTTCTAACAAATCCACCTAATAAATTCTTTGCTGAAAATTCTGGTACTCCATCTTTATCTGAATTATATTTATATTTTGCTCTTAAGAATTTAAAAGATGATTCTTTTAATTGTGATTCAAAAATATCATAATCACCATTAAAAAATGCTCTTTTAAGTTCTTCCATATTAGTAATAGTATCAAAATTTTTAATAGGTTCTTCAAAATTTTCTTCTTCATCAACATCTTTTTCTTTTTTAGGAGTTTGAACTTTAGGTATTTCTTTTTCTTTTTTAGCTTGTGGAGGAGGTTTGTTATCTTTAACACATTCTTTTAATTTATTATTTTCTTTATTTAATAATTTTAAATGTTCTTCTTCATTAATATCATCTGGAATAATAGTTCTTTCAAATGTAATATTTCGTGATTCTAAACTAGAATAGATAGAATCATTTTGTTTTTGAATACTGATTAATTTATTTGACATTTTATATAAATATATTAAATTAGTTAATAAAAGATATTAATTTCAATTTTTATTGTAATATATTTATTAATTTTTTCAGAATTATAACTTATTAACGTAGATAAATATTCTCTAATAATTATTTAAAATATATTTAAATAATTATTTATATTAAATATAAATGTCAAAAATTAAATGTAAATATTGTGATATAAAATTTGGAATAAAAGCATTTTCAGAACATATTGGTGAATGTATATATGAACAAGAAAAAAATAAATCTGGATATTTAATTGAATTCACATCAAAAAGTCCAATAACAAATAAAAAATATTTTATATATGGAATATTTGGTTTAGATTGTAAATTTTCAGATATTGATGAATTTATACAATATAATTGGTCAAATAATGATAATGATTCTTTTATAGAATTAGTAAAATCTGATAATAACAAATCAAATAAACAAATAAATTTTAATACATTAATTTCTACATATGAAAATAAAAAAGTTGATAAATTTATTTATAATTATTCATATACAGATATTAATATTAATTTTAAAATAATTAAAAAATTAGATGGTTTAGAACATGATGAAGATTATGAATTAATATATCAAAATGAACCACATAAATTAAAATGCGAATGTCATGAATGTAATAATAATGGAAAATATATCATAAAAATTAAAATGAGATATTTTGAAGATTATAATATTATATGTCATGAATGTTCTAAAAAAATCGATGAAGATGAAAAAGATGATGAAATTAATAAAGAATATGATAATGATGAATATAATGAAGATAAAAATATAAAAGAGAATGAAATTAATAAAAAAAATAATTATAATAAAGAGAATGAAAAAGATAATAAAATTAATAAAAAAAATGATTATAATAAAAATAATGATGAGAATGATGATAAAGATAATGAAATTAATAAAAATAATGATGAGAATTATGAGAATGATGATAAAGATAATGAAATTAATAAAAATAATGATGAGAATGATGATAAAGATAATGAAAAAAGTAATGAAATTAATAAAAAAGATAATATAATTGATAATAATAATTCTGATGATTATGATAGTTCTTACTATTCTGATGATTATAGTTCTTATAATTCCGATGATGATAATTATGAAATTTTTCCTTTATTAAATTCTCCATGTGTTGGTTATTATAATATTAAAAATTAAAAAAAATATTTAAAAAAAAAAATATAATAATATTATAAATGTCAAAAATAACTTGTGAATTTTGTGATATAAAATTTGGTAGTAGAGAATATTCTAAACATTTAATAGATTGTATATGTGAAAAAGAAAAAAATAATTCTGGATATCTAATCGAGTTCACATCAAAGAGTCCAATTACAAAGAAAAAATATTTTATTTATGCAATATTTGGTTTATATTGTACATTTGAAGATATTAATTTATTTCTTCGTGAAGAATGGTGTGATTGTTGTCAACATTTATCAACTTTTGATGTTATAATATTAGAAAATAATAAAAAATTAAAAGTGATGGATATTGATTTTGATATTAATATATCTATATTTGAAAATGCAGAAAAATTTATTTATGAATATGACATGGGAACACCGACTATAGTTGAGTTTAAAATAATAAAAAAATTAAATAGTAATATATCTGATTCAAAAATAGATATTATATTTCAAAATAAACCACATATATTAAAATGTGAATGTAATAATAACGCTAAATATACATATTTAGATACATTATTATGTGATGAATGTTATGATGATATTGATTGTGAAGAACAAATTGATATTTTAGTAAATTCACCACGAACAGGGATATGTGGATATGAAGGAAAAACAATTAATTTATAAATAAATTATTATTAAATTTATAATTTAATAATAATTAAAAAAATTGAAATATATTTTATATATACATTATTATTATAATAATTGTAAAAGATGACTTCAATTAAAAATATTTTTAAAGATTTAGATAATAAAAATAATAATAATACTAATTATTTTTTTTCATTTTTAAATAATAGTAATAGTAATAGTAATAGTAATACTATTAATAATATTAATACTACATCAAATAAATCTTATCCTCGTTTTAAAAATACAAAAAATATGAAATTTCCTCCATTATAATTATTAAAATAGTATCAAAATTTAAATTATTTTATTGTCATATATAATTTAAATTTTGATACTATTTTAACTAAAATTATATTTATTTATTAATTTGTAAAGTAATATTATTTACAAAACATAATAAAATAATAAATCTAATTATAATATTATTACTTATTTCATATTTAGTATTTAATATATTATTCATTATATTTTTATTTAATTCTTCTGTTTGATATATATATATATATACTCTAACAATATTTAAATATGAATACATATTCATAATTTTTTTATTATAACAATAATTATAATACCAATATAAAAAATTTCTAATTTGATCTAATTTATAATCTTTATCTGTATTAGAAATTAATAAATTATCTAAATTTATTTTTGACCAATCATTATAATTAAATTCTACTAATTCCATTATAATAGTTAAATTAAAATAAATTTAAGTATATTTAAATTAAATATTTTTATTTTATACTAAAATATATAAATATGATAATATTTATTTTAATAATAATAATTAAAATATAATAACTTATTTAAGGATATATATATATACATAATTATAAAAATGGAAAATCCATATGATATATTAGGTATAGAAAAAAATTCTAGTATTGATACCGTTACAAAAGCATTTCGGAGTTTAGCAAAAAAATATCATCCCGATAAAAATCAAAATAATTTAGAAGATGCTACAAAAAAATTTAAAGAAATTAATGATGCATATGAATATTTATCTGATGTTAAAAAAAAGGAATTTCTAGATAAAACTGGAAGAAGAATGGATGATCAAAATGATGAAGGATTTCCTGGAGGTCCTGGTGGATTTCCTGGATTTCCTGGATTTCCAGGAGGTCCTGGTGGATTTCCTGGATTTCCTGGAGGTCCTGGTGGATTTCCTGGATTTCCCGGAAATGCAAATTTTTTTAATATGGGATTGAACCCTGATAAAATAAAAGAAATGAAGAGGCAAAAATTAAATATAAATATTAAAATAGAATTATCATTAGAACAATTATATCAAGGTTTTAAACATACTATAAGATATAATAAAATAAAGATAATTAATAATATTAAAACTCAAATAGAAGATGAAATTTCTTTTGAAATTAAACCTGGATTTTCATCAAAAGAACAAATTGAATTAAAAAATAAAGGAAATATTTTAATAGAAAATAATGACGAAATTACTGGTTCTCTCATAATTAATATTCAAGAAAATGTTCATAAAATATATGAAAGAGATGATAAAAATCCTGCAAATTTAATTTGTAAACGAGAAATAACATTTATTCAAGCTCTTTGTGGATTTCAATTAATATTAGATCATCCTTCAAATAAAAAAATAGTAATAGATTATAATGATATAATAGTTGAAAATAAATTATATAAAATGAATAATAAAGGAATGCCAATATACAATAATAATAAAAATAATGGTGATTTAATACTTAAATTTAATATTATTTTTCCAAAAGAAATTACTAATAGTGAAAAGATAGAATTATCTAAAATATTTAAATATAATCCAAAATCAGATATTGAAATTGATGATAATTATTTAAAAGGATTTTTAATTGAATATGATGAAGAAGAATCAGAAAATGATCATGAAAATGAATCAAATGGTCAACATTTTCAAAGTGTACAATGTGCTCAAAATTAGTTATAACTAGTTATAATTAATTGTCTTCAAATATTGATAAATATTTTAAATAATATCTATCATTTTTATTTAAATTAAAACTATGTTCATTACCATTTTTCCATCCAATACAAAAACCTTTTAAATATTGTCTATTATTAAAAATATTATCATTATCATTATCATTATCATTATTATTGTTATTATAATTATCATCATCATTGTTATCATCATTGTTATCATCATTGTAATTGTCATTATTATAATTTTTATTACTTTTATTTTTATTACTTTTATTACTTTTATTACTTTTATTACTTTTATTACTGTTACTGTTACTTTTACTTTTATTACTTTTATTACTGTTACTTTTACTTTTATTACTTTTATTACTGTTACTTTTACTTTTATTACTTTTATTACTTTTATTACTTTTAATTTTATCTTTAATTTTATCTATAATTTTTCTATTTTGTTTTCTATTACCTTTTCCACCATATATATTATTATCATTTATTTTAATAACATAATCTGAATAATTGATTATATTATTATTATTATCACTTTCATTTATATTATTATATTTAATTATATCATTATCTCCACCTACAATTTTTTTATTAGATTTATTAGTTTCATTAGTTTCATCATATTCGTCAAATTCATTAGATTCATTAGATTTTTTAGTTTTATCAGTTTTATTAGTTTCATTTAATTCATTAGATTTATTAGTTTTATCAGTTTTATTAGTTTCATTTAATTCATTAGATTTATTAGTTTTATCAGTTTTATTAGTTTCATTTAATTCATCATATTCGTCAATTTCATTATATTTATTAGTTTTATTAGTTTCGTTTAATTCATCATATTCGTCAAAATCATTAGATTTATTAGATTTATTAGTTTTATTAGTTTTATTAGTTTCATTTAATTCATCATATTCGTCAAAATCATTAGATTTATTAGATTTATTAGTTTTATTAGTTTTATTAGTTTCATTTAATTCATCATATTCATTAGATTCATTAGATTCATTAGATTCTAACGAATCATTAGAATCATCTAATGATTCATTAGAATCTGAATCATTTATATTATTATATGTATTTCTTCCATATTCATAACCATTTATATATCCAAAATAATAACCCTTGTCAAAATATTCATAATCAGTTTCTGGTATTAATTTATATTTTGGAAAAATAGAATATTTATATTTAATTTTATTATTTTTATTATTTTTTATATTTTTCTTAATAATAGAATTAATAAATTCATTCGGACTTGGATATAATAAAAATCCTCCATTAAAATTATTATTTTTATTTTTTATATATAAATTTTTTAAATATAAATATTTTATGAAATAATTATTCATTATATATTAAGAAAAGAATATATTTTTTATATATTCTTTTCTTAATACACTCAACAAAATAAGTTTATATTACTTACAAAATAAATCTTATAAAGTCTTAGATTTATTTAAGCAACTAACTTATTTAAAAGTAATTAAAATTAGTAGTTAAACAATTAATAAAGATGCTTATTTAAATTTATTAATTAAGCATCTTTATTCTCAAAAATACATATATAGACAATAAAAAAACAATTAAATTTATTTAATAAAAATAAATTTAATAAATTTAATAATTTTAAATAAAAATGAATAAGATTATTTATTATTATTTTAATAATAAATAATTATAATAGTAATATTTTTATAATTTAATTTTAAGTGGCACAAAACATATTATTTTGGATATATATAATTATTTATTATGAAACTCCATTTTTAAAAAATCTAACTCTTTTTTATATATTTCAATTTCCCTTTTATAAAAAAAAATTTCTTTTTTTAAATCATTTATGATTAGTCTTAAATAATTATTATCTTTTTGATTATAATCATCTATATTATTATGTTCATAAATATTTTTATTATATATTCTTAAATCATCAATTCTTAAATCATCCATATATCTTTTTTTATCTAATATATTTATTAGATTATGATTAGGATTATGATTAGGATTATGATTAGGATTATGATTAGGATTATTATTAGGATTAGGAGAAGGATTAGGAGAAGGATTAGGAGAAGGATTAGGAGAAGGATTAGGAGAAGGATTAGGAGAAGGATTAGGAGAAGGATTAGGAGAAGGATTAGGAGAAGGATTAGGAGAAGGATTATCATTATCATCATTATCATCATTATCATTATCATTATCATTATTATTATCATTATCATCATCATCATCATTATCATTATTATTATCAATATTTCTTATCTTTCTACTATTCATTTTATTTTTTTTTTCACCACCACTTATTTCATATAATTTTTTTTTTTTTAAATATAAATATTTTGATAAAAAAAAATTCATAATATATATATATATATATATTAATAAAAGATTATATTTAATATATATATATATATATAGTATTTAAAAATATAAAATAATAATAAATAATTATAATAGTAATATTTTAATTATTTCAAGTTATTAATAATATATTTAATTTTAAGTGGCACAAAACATATTTTTTGGATATAAAATATATATTTTAAATATTAATTAAATCCTATTCTTGATTGATATTAATTACATTTATTTTTACAAATTGGACAAAAATTAGAATATTTTATTAACCATATATCAATACATTTAGGATGGAAAAAATGTTCACAATTTAATATTTTAACATTTTCATTATTAAAATATTCTTGACAAATTACACAATTATCTGCATTTTTTTCTTTAATATCATTATTAATATCATTATATATACATAAATTATATTTTTTAACAATATTTTCATTTATAGTATTATTATTATTTATATAAGTATTTATAATATTTAATAAATTTGTATTTTGATGTGTATTAAAAAAAAAAGTAAAACTGAATCTATTATTTGAAATATCATCATTTATATTATCAAATGATATATTAGTAACATCATCACTGATATCATTAGTTAAATTATCAAATGATATATTAATTATGTCATCATTTAAATTATCACTTATATCACTAGTTAAATTATTAAATGATATATTAATTATATCATTATTTATATCATCATTAATATCATTGGTGAAATTATCAAATGATATATTAATAATATCATCACTTATATCATTAGTTAAATTATTAAATGATATATTAATAATATCATCACTTATATCATTAGTTAAATTATTAAATGATATATTAATTATATCATAACTTATATCATAACTAATATCATTAGTTAAATTAGTACTAATATCATTAGTTAAATTATTATTTAAATTATTATTAATATCATTAGTTATATTATTATTTTCATCTATATTATGTGTTAAATTATCAAAAATAATATTAGTTACATTTTCAAAACTATTAGTTAATATATTAATAATATTATTAATAATATTATTATTATTAATATTATTATTATTATTATTATTATTATTATTAATATTATTATTATTATTAATATTATTATTCATTCTAATAACATTAATTGATAAATTATCTGTTGTTTTTGCTTGGTCATAAACATTATTATAAAATATATTAAAAATATTATTATATTGTGGATAATATAAATTATAATAATATTTCATATGTTTTAATATAAGTAATAAAGATTTATTAGTATAAGTATTTGCTATACCTTGATATATATATTTAAATACATTATACATATTATCTACATTTTTAAAATCATATAAATATCTTTTTTTAAACATTTCAATAGATTTTAAAATATGTTTATCGTATATTTCATTATTTTCTATCATAATTATATTTATTGAAGTATCTAAACTATTCATTATATAATATATAAATATATATTATATAATATTAAATAAACATAACTATTTTTTATCCAATTTATATTACTTAAATCTAAAATAAACATCTCTACATTTATTAACATCATCATCACTTGTAATATTATTGCATATATTTTCAAATGTTTCACCTTTTAATAATCTTAAAATAAAATTAATAGAATAAACACCACATTCAGAATTTTTATATTGATGTCTATTTATATTAAATTTGATATCTTTTAATTTTTCTTCAATATAATTAGATTTATTCGGATTCATAAATGAATGTTCAGTAATTGAATTTTCAATATTATTTTCATTATTTAATATATTTCTATTATAACACCATTTTGCTATTCTATTTACAAAAATCCTAATCTGTTTTTTTGGTCTTGTTCCATATGAATCAAAATAATATATTTGATTTTTTTTTAAATCGGCAAACATAGCTACCCAATGAGAACCTGACTGCCAATGTTCATCAAAATTATATACAATACCTAATCTTTGTTTTTTATCTTTATTACAAAAATTATCAAAATCTAAATTTCGAATACCTAAATAATTTAACTTATCAAAATCAATAGGAACAGCACCAAAAAATTTAAAATCTGGATATTTTTCTTCATATTGTGCCATTATTTCATTAATATTTGTAGTATTTAACCATGTAAATCTACCCTGTGGACCTTCTGGTCTAAATGTATGTTCATTAATTTCATTATCATTTAATTCTCTAATAAAGTCTTGTTTTAACCAACAAATTTGATCATCACATACATTTTCTAACCGCTTTGTTAATTGTGAAACTAAATGTCTTTTATTATCAGTAATTTGAATTAATTCTCCCTTAAAATTATTTTTTAAAATTTTATTATTGTATGCGTTACACATTCTTGTTAATGATTCTATCGTAAAACAAGAATCACCACTATATTGTTTTGAAGGGGCACATTTTCTATCTTCATTATTAGGAATAAATTTTTTCATATATATATATATTATATATTTTTTTTTTATGATATTATCATGATAAATTAAATGATAATATTATTTTTTTATGTTATATTTTCTATAATCTTCAAGCTATTAAATATATATTTAATCTATATTTAATCTATAATAATCTATAATAAACCTATTCTATATTTATTAAAAGAAATATTATTATTTTCAATAGCTAATTTATATAAATAATCTTGAAAAATATTTGTTTTAAATGTTTTAATAAAATTAATATATTTTCTTTCATATAAATATTCATCATATTTTAAAATAAAATATGAATTTAACCATGGATTAGATTCTATATTAATAAATATATCATTATTATAAAAAGCAATTAATTGATTTAATTCTGGTAATAAATAAAAAAAATTATAATGTATATATAAATAAAAATCTAATAATTTAATTTTATTAGATTTAATTAATATATTATATAATGGTGTTTTTTCAATTTTATTAAATACATCTTTTGCATCAATTTTAGATAAAAATACTATATGATGTTTTTTTAAATTATATTTAATTCCAGGTATATTATTATATTTAATTTTATTATTTTCTAAAAAATTAATTAAATCTTCATTATAATATGTAAAATCTCCTGAATATAATGATATAATATGATTATCTGGGTTTATTTCATTAATTATATTTTCATCTGTTCCTTGTAATAAATGATCAGCTATATTTTTATATGATTTATATGAATTATGAATTATAATTTCATCTATTCCAAAATATTTTCCTAAACTTGATAAAAATTTTATAAAATCTTCATCTAATATTTCTTGTCTTGATCCTAAAAAACGATGTATATAATTAACAGAAATTATATCTCGTAATTCTATTAACATTTCAATTTCTCCACTATTTTCATTTTGTAAAATAAAATATATTTCATCTTTTTTTGCATTTAATTCTTTTTTCTGTAAAAAAAAATATTTCTCATAGACAGGATTATCATCTAAATAAAAAGCTTGGAATAAATATGTTTTTTGTCCAATATCTGAATAAAAATATCTTTTATTATTAAAAATTGGCAATATAATTCGATAAAAATAGTATACTTTAGAAGCAAAATCATCACCTTCTAAATTATCTTCTAACCAATTAATTTTTGGAATTATTTGAGTATTAATTTTATAATTTAAGATATTAAAATTAATAGATATTGAATTGACATATTCAAAAACATATAATTTTTTAATTCTTTTAGCAGCATTATCATTTGGATGATAATAATTAAAATTTTCATTTATAGATATTAATTTTAAACATGATGGGTTTAATAATATTTCTTCTTCATTTGGAAACATTGAATAACTTTCAATACATAAACCAACACCTTCAATATGTTTTGGAATTTTTATTTTAATTAAAATAAAACCAAATAAATTATTTTTAGGATCATAAAAAGGATTTCTAGTTGTAGATATAAATGATTTTTCTTCATAAAAATCATTTATTTTTAAATGAGATAAATAATTATCATTTTCTATAAAACGATATAACCAATAATCTTTATTAAATTTTGGAGCTTTAGATATAATAGAATATAAATTATGTATTTGTTTTTCTAAAAATATATCTTTTAGACATTCATTTCTAAGATAAAAATTCCAATAATATGAGCCTAATAAAGTATATAATTGAATATATGATTTAGCTATATTTTCTTTAATATAAATTTGATGTGATAATATTTCTTGTGCAGTTATATCATTATCTGATACTAATGAACAAATATTCTCTGAATCAATATTATTTATATCTATTTTTAAATTCATATTTAAAGCTAAATTTATTAATTCAGATTTAGTATAATATGGTTTAGATGTTAAAAATGGTATAAAAGATGGTTTAATACAATTAGTTAATTCAGATGTTAATGGTTGAGATAAATAAAATACTTTAAAATATGTATTATATAAAACATCTAAATCATAATTATTAATAAAATTTAAATTTTTATTAATTTTTTCAATATAATATTTATTTATATTTATTTTAGATTCAGATATATGTAATAGAGTTTTTTTTAACAATTTAATAATTTTAATATCAGGAATTCTATAATTATGAAAAATAACTCGCGAATATACATTTTCTGCATTTATTAAATATATATTCTTAGAAAATATATCAAATAAAGGTATTTCAGTATCAATTAAAGATATATTTTTTTTTGCATTTTGTAATTCATCTTCATTATATTTATAAATATCTAGAACAGCTAAATTATAATATAATTCATGTATAATATCATCATTTGATATAGTTTTAATATTTTTATTTGGTAAAATTATATTAAACATAATATATAATATAATTAAATATTATAAAAATTGAAAAATTTATTATTTCTATTATAAATAATAAATTAATAAAATTATGATTTTAGAAACTAAAATTACTAATAAAAATTTTGAAATATTAACCCAAGATATCAATAATATTCAAAATGATATTGATAAATTACAAGAAGAGTTTGATAAAAAGAATATTTTATATAAAGAATATAAAGAAACAAAATATACACAATATATCAATAATGATGCATTAATTACTGAATTAAATATCTTAAAAAAAGATCCTTCTAATATATCATATGTAAAAAGATTAAATGAATTAGTTGAAATTGAAAAAAAAAGAATTAATGAAATACAAAAATATACAAATAATCAAAATTTTATATTAACAAAAAATGAAAGAAAAGAAAAAACAGAATTACTTTACAATTTAAAAAGATATTTAGAATTAGAAAAACAAATAGAAGAAAATATTGAAGAAAATGACAAAATTAGAGAAATAAATAAAATTACAGAGATTAAACTATTAGAATTACAAAAAATATTTAATTTTAATTATCAACAAGCACATATTAATTTAAAAAACAAATTAAGAAATAAAACTGAAAAATTACAAATATTATTATCATTTTATGATAATCAATTAATTTTAAAAAAATATATGACATTTATTAAAGAAAATAATATTGATATTAATGATGATGATGATTATGAAGATATTAAAAATAAATGTATTTTATATGATACAAATATTTAATTATTTTATTTTATTCAAATTTAAAAATATTTAATTAAATTAATATATTTATTTCTAATAATAAATAAAATTTAATATTCATTTCTTAAATATCCATTTGGTCTAGTCTCAAAAATTGATGATTTTTCAGGGTTAAATTCTTCTTCTTCCCATACTAATTGTCTTTGACCACAATCACAATAAAAAGATTCTGAACTAATTTGAAAAAAACAATCTTCATCACATTCGTTATCTTCATCATAGTATTGATGTTTTGGATATTCATCACAAGGAACACAATAACTAGACATTAAAAATTCATTATGATTAATATTAGCTTTAATAAATAGATTATAATAATTATCATATATAATATCATTATCTTTTGAATATTCTTTATAATATTCAATAGAAACATTTCTATCAATTAAATAACCCAATGGTCTTTCTAATTCTGGTAAAAATATATCATCTTTAATAATGATATATTTTGTATGATTATCAGGTTTTTTAACTGTAAACCAAATATTGTTATTTTGACCACAATTACATGAATAACCAATTTTAATACCTGTGCATTCTGAATTTAAACATAAAGGTTTCATATTTCCAGTATATATTAGAGAATCAGAATAATGTAAAATACATTTATCTCGAATATCTTCATAATCATCATCATCATTAATATTTATATTTTTTTCTGTAATATATGGTATAAATGTTTTTAGAATTAATTGATTATTATAAAATGATAATAATCTTTGTAATTTATTATTTTTAGTTGATAATTCTAATTTATCTGATTCATATTTTTTGTTGTTTTCAATCAATTTTCTAGTTAATTGACCCACTTCTTTATTAATATTATCATTTATAGAACGAATTTTATTATTTTCTTTTAAAATATTATCTATTTGTTTATTTAATTCAAAATATTTTTGTAATCTATTTTGTAAATATGTTTTATCTTTTCTTTCATCTTTTGTTAATACGAATCCTCGACGATCTGTATATTTTTCAATATCAGATAATCGCGATTCTTCAATTGCTAATAATTTATCAAATCTTTTAATTTCATCTTGATAAAATCTATTAGTTGTATAGATTTTTATGTCTTTTTGTAATTTACTATCATCAATATATTCTAATTTTTTTTTTTCTTTCATTTCTTTTCTTAAATCTGAATATATTTTTATTTCAGATTCTAATTCTTTAATTTCATTTTTAATATCAGAAATATCATTTTCTAATTCAACTTTTTTTTCATCAGTAATTAAACTTTCAAGAATCATTTTTATAAATATTATAATTACAATTTACTATAATAAAATTATTTCAATTTTTATTCAATGTAATTGCATTAATATAATTGCATTAATATAATTTTATGTTTAATAGAATTCATTTTTTATTAAAACAATTATATTTTATATATTTAAAATAAATATATAAAAATATATATTTAAAATAAATATTGTATAATCTAATTATAATAATGTCTACATATATAAATTCTAATTTATCAAATTCTAATTTTACAAATGCAGATTTAACAAATTATAAATTTAATAATTGTAATTTATCAGGTTGTAATTTTACTTTTGCAAATTTAACAAATGTATCATTTGAAGATTCTAATTTATCTAATTCTATATTTAATAATACAATATTAAATAATACTAATTTATCAAATTCTAATTTATATCATATTTCATCATTAAATATAAAAACATCTAATGTTATACTATCTACTAATTATAAAATTATAAATAATTATATATTTGGACCAAATGTTAATTTAACAAATGCAGATTTAAGTAATAATGATTTAACTAATTTAGATTTTAATGATATTATATTAATAAATGCTAATTTATCAAATTGTAATTTATCTAATACTAAAATAAATAAATCAAATTTATCAAAAATTAATTTATCAAATGCAAATTTAACAAATACAAATATAACTTATACAAATTTATCAGATTCAAATATTACTTCTTCTTTATTTTGTAATACAAAAATTTATTATAGTAATATTTTAAATATGGATATTTTAAATAATAAAAATATTGATATTTTTGAATCATATCCTCGAAATTTAATTATAAATTATAAACATAATAATGAAAATATTAAAAGATTATTTAAGAAAAGAAATTAATAATTATATGTCATCTTATATTCATTTATATTCATTTTTATTAATACAATTGTATTAATAAAAAATTGAATATAATATTATATAAATATAAATATATATTATTATATTATAAATGTCATTGAAAAAGTTAAATGATAAAATTAATAATACTGAAAATGAAATTGATAATGAAAATGATGAAATAGAATCTAATGAAGATGATGATATAATTGAAACTGATAATATATCTGAAAATGAATTAGATAATGATAATGATGAAGATAATGAATATTTTGAAGAAGAAAATAAAATTATAAATGATACCGAATTATTTGAAGATAAAGAAGAAACAGAAAATTGTTATTTTCAATATGATAATTTAATTGATGAATATAAAGAGTTAGGTCCTCCAACAAGAGTACCAGATGAAGATCGAATAACATTAAATAGATTAACAAAATATGAAATAGTTAGAATATTAGGAGTGAGGGCAAAACAGATATCAGTTGGTGCAAAAACTTTAGTTAAAAATATTGAAGGAAAATCACCAATAGAAATAGCTTTATTTGAGTTAAGAAATAAAACAATACCTTTTAAAATTAAAAGACCAATGCCAAATAATACATATGAAATCTGGAAAATAGTAGAGTTAAATATATATTTAACTGAAAATGATGAAAAAAGTATAATTTCATCAATAAATTAGTTTATTAAATATTTATCATTAACTTTTATTATTTATATCAATAATAAAAAAATGATTTATAAATATATTGTATATATATTATATAATTATTATATGAATTTTGAAAATAATGTTGGGTTAATTAATTTTGGAAATACATGTTTTATGAATGCATCAATTCAACTTTTAATATGTGGAAAAGCATTAGGTTCTTTTTTATTATTATATGATACACAATTACAACCATATTTTCAAAATATTGATATTCAAAATTATGATATATATAAATATATTCAAACATGGAAAGATTATATATCTATTACAACTAACAATTTAGGTCCAAGAATAATGTATAATCGTTATAAAATATTAAATACAGAGTATTTAGGTCATTCACAAGAAGATTCTCATGAATTTTTAATATATACATTAAATGATATTTTAGAACAAATTAAAAAATCTATAAATGATAGTATATTAAATGAAGAACAACAGACAAATATAATGAATGAAATTATGAAAATATATTCAATAAACCTTTCACAGAAAGTTTATTATAAAAATACTAATATTACATCTGAAACATTTAAATATGAAAATATTTTATCACTCCCAATAACAGATAATATAAATTCATTAACAGAAGCTTTTAATTCATATTTATTTCAAGATGATAATGAATCTGAACATTCAATTACATTTAAGATTATTGAACATCCAAAATATATTTTTGTTTCTTTAAATAGATTTAATATTGATTATAATAATAATAGTTTTCAAAAAAATAATAAAAGAATAGATATGGATTTTGAAACAGATATATTTGGTAAAAAATATAGATTAAAAGGTTTTATTAAACATGATGGAGGAATTTATGGAGGACATTATTATACATATGCTCGGAGAAAAATTGAAGATGAAATTAAATGGTTTTGTTATAATGATTTAAATATTTCACAAGTTAATTTTGATACTATAGTAAATGAATCAAAATTAGCCTATGTTTATTTATATAGTTTATCTTAATTTATTATATAATATTATTTTATAAATGTTATTATTAATTTTGAATATTATTATAATAATATTTAAATTTTTTTTTATTCCTGATTAAATTATTTAATTAATAAATAGAACTATTTATTTTATTTATAAAATAAATTAATATTAAATGATTTTATTTTTTTGTAATAATTCTATAATCTCTTGTTCAGAATCAATAGATTCTAAATATGTATTATATGATTCATAATTTGCTCTAATAGATTCTAATAATCCTCTTTGATCTATTGCAAGCATATTATTTCTTCTAATATTTAATAATCTACTAATATCATTAGTTTTATTATTAAAGATTTCTAGACATTTACTAAATCCGGTTTTAATTGGATTTAAATAATGGGTATCTCTATCTCTTTGTAATATATTAGTTAATGACCAACATTCATATTCAAGAAATCTATCTGTATTTAAATTTGGATAACAAATAACATCAGTGTATTCTGAAGAATTAAATCCAAAAGTTTTTTTATTTAATGGTCTTTCATTACATAAATCCATAATAATTACTTTTTTAGGATTTTCAGTTTTATTAAAATCAATTAATTCTTTAATGATTTTTTGTTGAATATCTCTTCCAGTAAATCCTAATAATGACCATTTATCAGCACTAACAATTAAACAAGAATAACCATTTGTTTCTAATTGTCTTAATGTTTTTTCGGCATATGTAGATTTTCCAGCACCAGTTGTTCCAACTAGAATAATTCTAAAATATGATTTCAAATTGAGTTTAACTTTAGAATTGGTATTAAAAATACTTGTTGCAACTGGTTCTGGTCTAGCTACCATAACAGCTTGACTCGTTCTCAATTCTTTTCTATATTCATCTTTCCAATTGCTCTGAACAAAAGGGCTAAAAACTAGATCAGTTGTAGATCTACACCAAATACAACCTTTGCGTCTTGTTGTAAACCAATCATTAATTTCATCTTGTGCATATAATGTTCTTGTTTTACAATTTCCATGATCTTCTAATAGAAAAATTCTATTTGTAGGGTCATTAAAATTAAATGGTTCTTGTTTAATGATAGAATTTTGACATACTTGTGCATTATATGATAATACTCGATAATCTTCTCTAGGATGATTATCTTTAAACCATTGTAAAAATTTTTCTTTAGTTGGTTCAATATTTAACATTTCTAATGTAGATTTATAGTAATCAATTTGTTCATCAAAAATATCTAACATACACATCATTAATGCCCACCAAATTGGTTCAGTTAATTTAAACTTGTTTAGTAAATCATTTGAATATAAAGATGAATGTGTCAAATTAGGTTTTGAAAAATGCATAGCAATAGTTCTGCCACTTTTCCAATGCTCATAACATCCTACATTATGATGGACATCTTTTTTAATTAAGACAGTCATTGATGTTTGAATAATTGCTAATTTTCTCAATTCATTCATATGTTCACAATATAAATCGATATCAGATAAAAACATCAATGACATAATATTAAGAATGTAGAAAATTGCTTCTGGACCAAATTTATTTGTAAAACCTGCAAGCATACAAATTTCTCTAGCACCTTGTCTGATACCTTGATCTACACCACTATCAATTCCTAAATATGCATTAGCAAATTCATCTGTTGATCTTGGATATTTTCCCAATGGTCTTTGAATATCTGATAAATTTGAATTAATAATACAAAATTTATTATTACGAAATGGAATAGAGATACATCTATCTGCACCTAAAGTCGTTCCTTTTTGTGTTAAACATGTTTCTGCATCAGAAAAAATCACTTGTTTAGCAGATGCATCAACAACATGTTCATCAAAATTAGTATAAATAATTGGAACATTTTCTTTTGTTTTTGTGAAACCATAATTAAGAATATTTTTAATTCTTTCAAAATTAAATTCATCATTTAATTTTGAAATAGTTTCACAAATTTTAATGATAAATGGATGATTTTCTTCAAATTTAATAAATGATAATGTTAATAATTTTGCAATTTCACAAATCATTTCTTTAAATATTTTGAATTTAACACCCCATGCGATTTCATTATGATGTACTTCAAGCATATCTAATAAATCATTAATAAAATCTAGTGGATGTTTATGAATAGGAATACCCATAAAAGTTAGTTGATTTTTGTCAACTTTTGAATTTGTTCCACCTACAAATGGTTCATCATAATGATATTGATTATAAATAACAAACGAATGAATTGAATTTGATAACATATTAATCAAATCCATTCCTGGAATGTTTTTTTCTTCATTTTTTGTAACATTCTCTAAATTAGTATTTCGATTAGAAACAGCAATAACATTAATTGGAATATTTCTTCTTTCAAATACTTGAAATGAAGAATTGAATTCAATTTTTATATTATTTGTTTGTCCATCAGTAATCGCAAATACAACAATTTTTGGGGTTTTAATATTTGGTAATTCTCTAACAAGTAAATTAAATGCAGAAACTGTATTTGTTGTATTTTGTGGTCTAATTGATGGTAATTGTACCATTTCTTCTTCTTTTAAAATATGATGCTTTGGAATAAATCCATGATTTGTTGCATTATCATGAAAAGATAATAGCAAATGTTCTGCATCTGAATTTTGTAAGATTAATTCAATAATACATTCATCTTCTTTATCACTAATAGTAATTCCTGGTTTAATACTATTTCCAGTTGAACCAGAAGCATCTTTAATGAAAACCATCGTAGTATCTTTACCGTATTTGGCAGAAGATGAAGATGAAGATGAAGATGAAGATGAAGATGAAGATGAAGATGAAGATGAAGAT